CGGAGAGAAGATTAACAAATATTTATGAAAATTATCCTTGCCCACCCTCCCCAGGGTAGGCTAAAAATCCCGTCATGATCGGCGGCGTCTGTGGGAAACCCAGGCGCCGCCGTTTTTTTTGGCGATTTCAACGGATGGTGCCAGGGCATGACGGAGACAGATACCGGCGTGCTCACCTTGGAGCAGTGGGCGCGCACGGCACTGCCCGTGAAGCAAAAGCCGGCGGCCCACCACCTCGCGCTGATGACGCGCCTGACCGCGCTGGCCGACGGCAGCATCACCCGGCTGATGGTGCAGATGCCGCCGGGCACGGCCAAGTCGACCTATGCCTCGATGCTCTATCCCGCATGGTGGCTGCGCCGGCACCCCGGGACCTCGGTGATCGCGGCCAGCCACACCGCGGACCTGGCAGGCCATTTCGGCCGCAAGGTGCGCAACCTTGTGGTCGCGCACAAGGAGGTGCTGGGCTATGGGCTGGCCGGCGACAGCCGGGCGGCGCACCGGTTCACCACCACCACGGAGGGCGAGTATTTCGCCGCCGGGCTGGACGGGCCGATCACCGGGCGGCGGGCCGACCTGGTGCTGATCGACGACCCCATCAAGAACCACACGGACGCCGAAAGCGCGTCGCACCGCGACGGCGTGTGGGATTGGTATCGCACCGAACTGGTGACCCGGCTGAAGCCGGAGGGCCGCATCGCGCTGATCATGACGCGCTGGCACGAGGACGACCTCGGCGGCCGTCTGCTTGCCGCCGACGAGAAGTGGGAAGTGCTGCGGCTGCCGGCACTGGCGGAGGAGGACGACACGCTGGGCCGCAAGCCGGGCGAGGCCCTGTGGCCCGAATACCATAGCGCGGCGCACTGGGCCGCGGCACGCGCCGTGGTGGGCTCGCGGGTGTGGTCGGCGCTGTATCAGCAGGCGCCGCGCAACGACGTCGGCACGGTTTTTCCGGTCGATCGCATCGGCTATCTCGACACCACCCCCTCCGGTCTGCGCTGCGTGCGCGCCTGGGATCTCGCGGCGACCGCGGAGGGCGAGGGGCGAGACCCCGACTGGACCGTGGGTGTGAAGCTCGGGCGCGAGCCTTCATCCAGCCGGGTGGTGGTGCTCGATGTGGCGCGGTTCCGCACCGGACCCGGCGAGGTCGCCGCCCGCATCAAGCGGATCAGCGAGGTGGACGGGCAGGACGTCGCGATCGGGCTGCCGCAGGACCCCGGGCAGGCCGGCAAGCAGCAGGTGGACTGGCTGCGCGGGCTGCTGGCGGGGCGCAAGGTCGTGTCCTCGCCGGAGACCGGCTCGAAGCTGACGCGCGCGACGCCGGTGGCCGCACAGGTGGAGGCGGGGAATTTGTTGCTGCTGCGCGGCAGCTGGAATGAGTTGTTCATCGAGGAGCTGCGCGCGTTTCCGGCCGGGCGGAAGGACGACCAGGTCGATGCGCTGGCGCGCGCCTTCGCCATGCCGGCGCCGCCGGCGGCGGCGGGGATCCGGCAGATGCATCTGCCGATCATCGGGCGGTAGCCCGCAACGTTGAAGGAAGTAAGGCTGGGGCCCTGCCCCAGACCCCGCCAAAGGCAATGCCTTTGGCAACCATTTTTATTGATGGGGCCCAGGGGCATTGCCCCTGGCGGGGTTCGGGGCGGAGCCCCGCTCTTGCTTCGCAAGCCTCGGGCCTGGCGGCCCTTTGAGTAGGATCAATCGATGTACGACACAATCGCCCGCACGTTGCCGGCCGACCCCGACTACCCCGCGCGCACGCACTGCCTGGAACTGCTGCGGCGGGTACTCGACGGCACGCTGTATGAAGGCCTGCCGTATTCATTCCAGGATGAGAAGGGCGCCGACGGCACGTATATCCCCATCCGCAACCGGCGGCCGAGCGTGCGTTATCCGCTGTCGCGCATCGTGGTGGCGGATTCGGTTTCGTTGCTGTTCGGCGACGGACATTTCCCCACGCTGGATTGCGCCGACCACGCCGTGCGCCGCCTGCTCAACGATATCGCCGTGGAGTGCGGCCTGAACGGCGCGATGCAGGAAGCGGCGCTGCGCGGCTCGGTGGGCAGTGTCGCGCTGCTGCTGCGGGTGCTGCGCGGGCGGGTTTTCGTGGGCGTTCTCGATACGCCTTATTTGACGCCAGTATGGGACCCGGAGGCGCCGGACACGCTGATTTCGGTCACCGAGCGCTACAAGGTGCGTGGCGCGCAACTGCTCGCGCAGGGTTATGAAGACATCGAGCCCGCGGCGGTTTACTGGTTCATGCGCCGGTGGGATGCGCAGCGCGAGGTGTGGTTCCAGCCGGCGCCGGTGGCCGGTGGCGGCGTTGCCGCCGAGGACGCGGCGCGCACGGTGCGGCATGGGCTGGGGTTCGTGCCGATCGTCTGGATCCGCAACCTTCCCGGCGGCGACGAGATCGACGGTGCCTGCACGTTCCGGCCTGCCATCGAGACGCAGATCGAAATAGAATACCAGCTGAGCCAGGCCGGGCGCGGGCTGAAATACTCGTCCGACCCGCTGCTGCTGATCCGCGAGCCCGCCGGCGACGAGAGCACCATGCTGCGCGGCGGCGGCAACGCGCTGGTGGTGAGCGAGAAGGGCGACGCCAAGATGCTCGAGATCGGCGGCACGGCGAGCGAGGCGGTGGTGGAGTATGTGCGCACGCTGCGCGAATTCGCCCTGGAGGCCGTGCACGGCAACCGCGCCTCGCCGGAACGGATGAGTGCTGCGCAGTCCGGCCGGGCGCTGGAACTGATGAACCAGGGGCTGGTGTGGCTCGCGGATTCGTTGCGCGTCAGCTATGGCGACGGCTTGCTGCGCCTGGTGCGCATGATCGTGCGGGCGAGCAACGTCTATGTGCTGCGCGTGACGGGTGCCGAGATCGCGCCGATCGACGCCGGCGCGCGCATCGGGCTGGTGTGGCCATGCTGGTATCCGCCGTCCGCCACCGACCGGCAGGCCGATGCGGTGACGCTGAAGACGCTGGGCGAGGCGGGGGACATCTCGCGGGAGACGGCGGTGCGGTCGATCGCCGAGACGTATGGGATCGATGATGTCGGGGCGGAGATCGCGCGGATTGATGCGGAGCGGCAGGGAACGTTGGTGGAATTGGGCCACGGCAATGAAGCCGACGCACCCTCCTAAGATGACAAAAAGTTAAGAAAATAACCCTTGCCCAATTGCCCCGATTTAGGTTAGAAATTATGTCATGATCGGCGGCGTGTCCACATGCGGTCCCGCCGGGCGCGGCGGTCTCTCATTCCCGCCGGCCGATGCATCCGCCGCTCCACAATTGCGGAAACCAGGAGATGACCCAGTGAACGAAGACGTCGAGCCGCAGGATCTCGAAGCGCGCGCGGCCGAGCTGCAGGCGCGCCTTGAAGAGTTAGAAAAAACGACTGAATCGCGGGTGATCCGCTCGGAGTTGAAGGCCGAGGCGATTCGCGCCGGTATGGTCGACCTCGACGGGCTCAAGCTCGTGGAGACCGACGGGCTGACGCTCGACGCCAAGGGCGAGGTGGCGGGGGCGGCGGAGCTGATGCGCGAGCTGCGGCGCAGCAAGCCGTGGCTGTTCGGCGGCGGCAGCTCGTCCAGCACCGCGCGGGCGCCGGCGGCGCAGCCGCCGCGGCCGAAGCGCGCGACCGAAATGAGCGTGGAAGAGTGGCAGGCGGCGCGCGCGGAGTTGGTGCGCCGCAAGTAACCGCGCGGCCCCGGGCGATATCGCACGGGGCGCGGATTCCGAAAACGTGAGCGTAACCACAGCGACGCGGGCGCCGGCCGGCGCGCGCGCTGCGCATGCAATATGAGGGACCATCATGGGCATTCAAAATTTCCCCGCCGCCCTGCAGCCGATCATCCAGCAGGGCTTCCTGGAGCGGGAGTTCGAGGCAGCGCTGCGCTCGAAGCTCGGCTACCGCGCCGTCGCCGACCGCATGGAAATCCCCACCGGCATCGGTGAGACGCTGACCAAGACGCGTGCCGGTTTGAAGCCCTCGGTGACGACGCCGCTGGCGCCGGCCACCAACACCAACCTCGACAACGGGCTGACGCCGTCGAGCTTCGCGGTGGAGCAGTACACCATCACGCTGAACCACTACGCGGCGACCACCGACCTGAACATGGTGACGTCAAGCGTTGGCATCGCCTCGCAGTTCCTGCTGAACGCCTCCATCAACGGCGAACAGGCGGCGCGCTCGCTCGACGAGTTGGCGCGCAACGCCCTGCTCCCACCGTATTTCGGCGGCAATACCCGCGTGAGCACGACGCTGACCGGGCCGAGTTCGTCGATTGTGGTCGACGATATCCGCGGTTTCCAGAACGTCTTCGTCAACGGCGTGCAGACGCCCGTGGGAGGGTCGTACACGCTGGCGGTCGCCGTGGGCGCCAACACCTACACGCTGACCGGCGTGACTCCCACCCCGAGCCCGCCCGCCCCCACGTCAATGAGCACGCCAGGTGCGATACCGGGAACCCTCACATTTACCTCAAGCGTCACCGTCGCCGACGGCACGGCGAACAACTCCGTCATCGCCGTCAACGCCAGCGCGATCGCGCGACCGAACGGCCGGACGAATACGGCCCAACTCGTGGCGGGCGACACCCTGACCATGGCGACACTGCTCAACGGCGTCGCGACCCTGCGGCAGAACGCGGTGCCGGAAATCGACGGGGCGTATAATTGCTATCTCGATCCCGTCTCGGCGCGCCAGTTGTTCGCGGACAACGATTTCCGTCAGCTGTTCCAGGGTGCCACGTCGGCCAACCAGGTCTTCAAGCGCGGCATGATCAATGACTTCCTCGGGCTTCGGTTCATTCCGACGACCGAGGCCGTCGTGCAGCAGTCGCCGACGGTCAATGGCGCTTATGTGCGCCGCCCAATCATTTGCGGCAAGGGCGCGCTGATCGAAGGCGATTTCGCGGGCATGGCGGGGGCCGACGTGGCGCCGAAGGACGCCATCGTCTCTATGGTCGACGGCATCGCGATGGTGACGCGCGAGCCGATCGACCGGCTGCAGCAGATCATTGCGCAGTCGTGGTACTGGATCGGCGGGTTCGCGGCACCCTCCGATACCACGACGACCCCGTCGACTATCGGGACGGCCACAAACGCCGCCTACAAGCGCGCGGTGATGGTCGAGCATCTCGGATAAGGAAGGCCAGGGGGCTTTGCCCCCTTGACCCCCACCAAAGGCAATGCCTTTGGAAACCGATTCGCAAGGGTTTTGAAGAGAGGGGGCCGACCGTGTGGTCGGCAACCACTCCTCAGCCCCTCTCTTCAAATCCTAAAGTCAGGGGTTCCAAGGGCCTTGTGGCCCTTGGCGGGGTCCAGGGGCAGCGCCCCTGGCCTTCTTCTCCCCCAGGAGCTCTCCCCATGGCGTTCTTGGACTCCGAGAAGACCGACATTCGCCGCTATTGCGGCTACCCCGCCTATGGCGCCGGCAATGCCGGCTTCCAGGGCTGGCGATTTTATCAGGTTTACGGGCTGATGGAGTACCGGATGAACTTTCTGTCCGGCTCCGAGGAGGCGGTGGTGCGGCAATATCTTGCCACACTGGCGCAGCTCGAGGCGGGCGTACCGCAGGCGGCATCAAATCTCGATACGGACAAGGCCGCGGTGTGGACACATAACGCCAACGAGGTGCGCGACCGCGCTCGGCTTTTCGACGGCTGGCGGCGGCGGCTCTGCGGATTCATGGGGCTGCCGCCCGGGCCGGCGCTGGGCGATGGCGGCGTGACGGTGGTGGTGTAGCCGTGCGCGACGGGCAATTGCAGGACGCGATCTCGCGCGGGCTCGGACGGGCCGCGATGGCGATCGGCGATTGGTGCGGCGCCTACCGTGCCACCGACGCCACCGCGCCACTGCAGGGCAAAAATCGTTTCTTGAAGCTGCGGGCGGCGTTCGCGCCGGCGAACGCATCGTTCGCGCAGCCGGTGCTGTACGGATCGGCTGCGTGGCAGGGGTTGTTCGACGCGGCGTATACGCGGCCGGGCGACTATATCAAGCGACCCGAGAGCCGGCCTGGCGCGGGCGATGGCGGCGTGTGGTTCATTGCCGCACAGCAACGGCTGATGCCGGTGCTGTGCGTGCGGGCCGACCGCATCGTGCAGGCATCGCGGCCGACCGGCGCGGTGCTGCCGGGGCTGAACTCCTATGGCGGCGCGACCAAGGCGACGGTGACGAAGCTGTTCGCGGGCTGGCCGGCGAGCGTGCTGAGCTATCGCGGCGCGGGCATGGACCGCGCGGCGCTTCCGGGCGATGTGCCGCCGGGCAGCTGGACGGTGCTATTGCCCGCGGTGCCCGGCGTGGTGCTGCGCACCGGGGATCTGTTCGAGGACGATCTCGGGCGTGGCGGCGTGGTGGCGGAGGCCGAGTTTTCCGAGCTTGGCTGGCGATTGTCAGTGCGACAGGCGGCTGCGTAGGAGCGTTCGATGGCCGATCTGTCCGATGTCGAGACGGCGTTGACTGACGCCATCGCGGGCGCGTTGTATCCGCAGGGCGCTGGTGCCGCGAGCATGCTGGGTACGGTGGTGCGGGTCTATCGCGGCTGGCCCGCGGCGGCTGCGCTGGAAGCCGACCTGGCCGGTGGGATCGTGAACGTCTCGGTGTTTCCGGAGCCGGGGCATCAACGCAATACGACACGGTGGCGTGACGAGGTGGATTTCCTGGCGGCGGTGACGCCGACCCTGGGGATCGCAGTTTCCGGCATGGACGTGACGTTGTCGGGCAGCGCGGATCTCGGGCAACTCGTCGGCATTCTCGCCGACCGGCAGGCGGTGGTGCACCGCACCGCCGCCGGCGACACGCCGGCGGGGGTGGCCGCGGTGCTGGCGGCGCAGTTGCGGACCCAACGCATCGCCCTGGTCTCCGGCACGACAGTGACGGTGCCGGGCGCGGCGTTGCTGGTCGGGCGGGTCTTCGCGGACCAGCCGGCGCTGTGGCTGACGCGGCGCCAGGAGCAGCGATTTCGGATTTCGTTCTGGTGCCCCGATCCCGCCACGCGGGACGCGGTGACGGCGGCGGTGGACGCTGCGCTGTCGACCAGGATCTGGCTGGCATTGGCGGACGCGACGTCCGGCCGGCTGCGCTACGCGGGCACGACGGTGTTCGACCAAAGCCAGGACGCCGGGCTCTATCGGCGGGACCTGGTCTACAATGTTGAATACGCAACGACGCTGGCGGAGAACCTGCCGCGGATGATGTTCGGCGACTTCCGGATCGACCCCAACGGGGCCGGCGTCGTCGCGGAAAAATTCAGCTGATTGGAGCAGTTCCGATGAGTGTGCGTCTGGTGGTCGTGCGGGCCTTCAAGGGCTACGCGAAGGGTGACGGCATCACCGATCCCTCGGTGATTTCGCAGATCCTGGCGAGCGAGTTTGCGGCGAACGTGGTTCGCGTCGCCGTGCAGGGAGGCTAGAACATGCCGATTGTCCAACAGGGCGCGATCAACACGACGGCGCTCGTGGTGCCCGATCTCTATGTCCAGATCGTGCCGCCGCAGAATCTTCTGCTGAACGGGGTGCCGACGAACGTCGTCGGCGTGGTCGGCACGGCATCCTGGGGGCCGGTGGGCCAGCCGGTGATCGTCGCGACGATGGCGGATTACGCGCGCAATTTCGGGCCGTTGCTGGCGCGCAAATACGATGCCGGCACGGCGGTGGCCACGGCGGTGCAGCAGGGCGCGCAGAATTTTCGCGTGGTCCGCGCGACCGATGGCAGCGACACCGCGGCGGCCTTCGAGGTGCCGTCGACGAGCTTTGTCTTTACCGCGCTGTATACGGGCAGCCTTGGCAACCAGATATCCGTTGTGCTCGGCACCGGATCGAAGGCGGCGACGTGGCGGCTGACGGTGTCGCTGCCGGGGTTGCAGCCGGAGGTGTTCGATAATATCGGCGGCACCGGGGCCTCGTTCTGGCAGGCGCTGGCCAATGCGGTGAACGTGGGGCAGGGGCCACAGCGTGGGCCGAGCCAGATTGTCGTTGCAAATTCAGGATCAACGGCGTCGGCGCCGGTCGCGTTCGCCTGGACGTTCGCATCTGGCGCGCCAGGCAATGACGGCGCCGGCGGGGCGACGGCGGCGACGCTGATCGGCGTCGACGCGGCGCCGCGGCATGGCATGTATGCGCTGCGCGGCCAGGGCTGCAGCATCGCACTGCTGGCCGACAGCGACGACGCCACGCAATACACGGTACAGGCGCAGTTCGGGTTGTCGGAGGGGATCTACATGATC